GTGAGTTGGGGTGAGGATAAGATGAACCAAATCGTTGCTGGGGCCCTTACGGGAACATATAATATGATGGGTATGGATCCTGCTCAGGTTTTAAAAGGTAATTTTGATCAAGTAACTGATGCATTTAAGACAGGTCTTAAAGGTACTGGCCTTGAGGGTACTGACATTTCAAGATTAATAACACAACAATTAGCCGCAGAAGCAGTTAATGTTTTTGGAGGAAACGTAAGTATTGATCAAATAAAAGCACGTCAAGATAAAGAAATTTTTAATCCAAATTTAGAATTGCTATTTAATGGAGTAACTCTTCGTGATTTTAGATTTTCTTTTAAAATGACTCCAAGAGATGAAAAAGAAAGAGATAATGTTGTAAAAATTATAAGAACTTTTAAAAAATATATGGCAGCATCCACAGGTGGGGAAAGTGGTAATAAACTCTATCTACAAACACCAAATGTATTCAAGTTAGCATATAAAAAAGGAAGTCAAGATCATCCATTTTTACATAGATTTAAAGATTGTGCTTTAAAGGGAGTGTCTGTCAACTATACTGGAGAAAACGTTTATGCTACATATTATGATGGAACTCCAATATCAGTTATATTAGATTTAAACTTCCAAGAATTAACTCCAATTTATAATGAAGATTATGATAGCCCAGAAACGGCAGCATCTAATCTAGGAGTAGGATATTAATATGGGATACTTTAGAGAACTACCAAATATAGAATACCAATCACCACTACTTGATAGAAACTCTTCTTTAGACTATGTTGAAGCAAAAAATCTTTTCAGAAGAGTTAGAGTAAGGCAAGATTTTGAAAATGTTTATACTGCATTCAACAATTATACTATCCTAGAAGATACAAGACCAGATCAAGTAGCAGATGAATTGTATGGTTCTCCAGATCTAGACTGGGTTGTTTTAATATGTGCAGAAATAACTAATGTTAGAAACGATTGGCCCTTATCTAATAGAGATCTTTCACAGTATGCCGAGGATATTTACGGTACAGAAATTAATGATGTAAAATTTTACGAAACAAAAGAAATTAAAGACTCTAAGGGTAGATTAATTATTCCAGCAGGTCAAGTTGTTGATAGAAACTATAAGTTACCAAAACCAGATGTAGATGATCTTCCAACACAATCTTATGTGAAATATTATGATGAAACAACAAATTCATATGTTACTGTCCAAAACATTACAGTTCCAGTAACAAACCTAGAATATGAAACAAGAAAAAATGATCTGAAAAGAGAAATTAGAGTATTGAAAAAACAATACTTGGAAATATTCTTAAATGATATGAGAGTAGAAATGAAGTATAAACCACTATCTTCTCAGTATGTTAATGAGTATCTGAAGAGAGGAGAAAATCTACGAATTACTTCCCCATAAGAGTTCTAGTTTCTTATCAAACATCATTACATATCGGTGCTTGCGGGAGCGTTCTTTCCATTCTCCCTCAGCACCTTTTACTTTGCCACGAGAGTGTTTAGTTCCGTCTGCATAGTAGAAATCTTTCTTTGGTTCTGTAAGACCACAGTAGTTAAAGTTACAAGCGCGATAGATTGTGCCAGAATGAAAATCACTATCAGCGTAAGAGATGATTGCCTTAACTTCAGTATCCTTCCGTAACTGTCTAATCGATCTTGAAACGAACCAAGAAGTGATATTATGCTCATCAGATTGTGTTGCTGGGTGGATGCAGAGACGTGAAAGTTCAAATAATCCTTGCTGTTCATTTCTTTCTAATCCAAAAGCACCTTTAGCAATTTCAGGAACAGGAAGTCCAGTAAAAATACAAACTCCTAGAAGACCACCAACGTTCAAAGGACTGAATTCATTCTTCTTGAAAAGTCCGTAATTATATCCAGACTTAAATCCCTTTGAAAAATCTTTTAGGTAGTGGTATTCTAGGAGTAGTTCTTCTGCCTGTTTTTTAGAAATCTTATCAATATAGAAATCAGATTTCATGAAAGAGGGAGGAGGTTCAACTCCCCCCATTATAGCACCTAATCAGTCTTCTGCCAAGCGGGCAAAGTAGGAAAGTGCATCATCATCCTCGTCTTCTGCAGGAGCAGCAGCACGGCGAGTAGGTTGGAGATTGCTGATCTCTTCACGAAGATCATCAGTCAACTCGCGGGTAGAACCACGGGTGTTGTCCTCTTCATCAAACTCTTCGGGATCTTGATAACGAGGAGTGCCTTTGTTACCCAGAACATAATCAAGGCGCTTCTTCAGATCATCATAAGATTTGAACTGATCGGCAGCAACAAGATCTGCAAGGGAATATTGCTTCTTCCATACTGCTTCCATCTCATCGTCATCATCCAGAAGAGCACTTTGCTTTGCGAACTCACTGGAGTCATAGTTACGATAACCAGCAACGTTCTTTGCCTTCAGTTTGAAGTTGGCACCTTGCCAGAAGTCAAACGGATCAATTGCTTCTTCATCTTCAAATTCAGGTTGCATCGCTTCGGTAATCTTGTCGAAGATTTTCTTACCGTATTTGAAGAGGAAAACTTTACCTTCGTTTTCGGGATTGGCAGGATCCTTCACAACATAGATGTTAGAAACGTAGGTCAGTTTACGCTTTTGCTTACGTGCCTGCTCTTTTCCAGCATCAGTACCGTTGTTCCAAAGCAACGTATTATGCTCAGAAACTGGATCCTTCTGACCAAGAGTAGTCAGAGAGTTTTCGATATACCAACCACCAGGACCTTGGAATGCGTGACTGTAGAGTTTCACGAACGGAAGGTCCTCACCGTTCGGAGCAGGAAGGAAACGGATTACGGCATAACCGTTGCCGCTTTTATCTACATCCAGTTTCCAGATGCGGTCATCAGAAGAACCGCTACTAGTATTCATTTTTTCAACTTCTTTCACCAGTTTTGCGGTGAGAGAACCAAGTTTAGACTGTTTCTTAAGATCTGCGAAAGACATTAGATTACCTCGGATTAATTTGGATTTGGAGGATTACTCGGATAGTATAACAGGGTTTCCTTCAGGCGTCAAGGTATTGCTTGAGGGATGTGATCGTCTGGTTCATACTATTGAATAAAACTTGTATATCAGTTTCTGGTGGAAATCCCATCAGAGCAACTGATTTGCGTAGGTTCTCTTTCATTTCAACCGCTTGTGGGTCGTCTGAGAGAGATAACCTAGTATACATCACTCTCTGCTTTTCTAGCAAGCTTTGGAGTTTTTCAATATGTTCCAGTTTATCTTCGCGGGACATCATTCCGAAAGTAAGAATACTTCCGTAAATTTGTTCCTGTAGTTTGTTGATTTCTTTCAATTCTTCTTGAATAATATCGGAGTCGAAAAAACTACTCATCAACAATTCTCCTCAAAATTTTCTTAAACTGGAATACATCAATATTTAGGAATGGATTATATTTTTTAACCTTCATACTTACGGTTTCCCACACAGGATCAATCAGTTTTGTATCAAAATTTTTTGAAAAATGGAATATTTTTTCGTAAATTACGAAGGTTTCTAATGATATTTTCCCGCTTAGAAATTTTTTGAGGAGTATTGGATGACCCTTGGAACAATTGAACGCATCCTCTAATTTTATTTGTGAGAACAATTCTTCCGATTGTTCTTTGAACAAGTAGGTCAAACTCTGCTGTCTCCGCATCCATTCTGCGTAGGTTCTTTCTCCAGAATTGATAATTTCTCCAATCCATAAGTTTGATGGGTTATCGGCGGATACAAAATTAGAAAGTAAGAAGTCAATTACTTCTTTATCTGAATATTTACGACTGGTTTTTTCAAACCAGTATTTGTCTTTTCTTTTGTTAAATGATGTAATTGTTGCTCTAGACTTACCCCCATACTTAAAAAAGTCATATTTACTGTTAGTAAAATGACTTTTCATAGAAAGATAAGTTTGATATGTCTCAAACGGACTCATAAAGGAAGTTTAGCACGCGATGTTTTTTTCATAAAATTGAGACGTGTTGCGTCCCATTTTAATTTTTCTTTTAAAGGTTTTGAGATTATTTTGGTAATTGAGTCAATTTCAACCTCATTAATTTCACAATAATGTACAATAGCATCAATATAGTTAATCTTTTCAGATGCCACTATTTTTTCAATTTCTAATGCAAATTTAGATGGTGTTAAAAACTTATTTTCAATTACCTTTTCTATTTCTTTATTTTGTTCCATACAGTTCCAATTTATCTCTAACAAACTCTCTAATGTATTCGGTGAGTAGTTTGATGTACTTTGATTTGTCTCTTTCTTCATAGATAACGCATTCTCCATTTTCGCAAGCCATAATAATTACAAGTTTTTTGACGGGA